TTTTTCTTTTCATAGTCGAATGGTTTTTTCAGAGTAATGATACCATCATCAGTAATATGATAATTAAGACTATCAGAGATAGTATATTTAAGAGTGTCTCCATCTTCATCACCTCCTGTAACCTTCCAGCTAGTCGTGTCGTTTTCAGGAACTGTAAATGTAGTATCATTTACCCAAGCACGTTCATTTACATCGAAGACTTTGATAACATAAGTCATAGTATCAGCTGCACCAGATGGGTCTGTTGCAGTAACTGTAATCATGACTTTCTTTGTCTTTTCATAATCTAACGGCTCAATTACCTTAATAACACCTGCTGAATCTATTGTGAAACCTTTTTCGATTATATCATACTTAATAGGGTCATTATCCTTATCAGTAGCAATAACAGAACCTGCTACACAATTTTTACAATTTTCAGGAACAAACAAAGAATCATTTTCTTGTAAAACCGGCTTATCATTAACATTCGTTACATTGATAACAACCGTAGCTGTATCATAGAATGTTCCGTCTGTAACAATAACCTTAACTGTATCTGTCTTTGTCTTGTTATAATCATACGGTGTCTTAAGATAAAGATTACCAATCTTATCGATAGAATACTTTGCTGTATCAGTTACAGAGAACTGAACTGGTTTTCCATCTTCATCCCATGCCGTAATCTTACCAATATCACCTTTCTTATATTCAGGAACAGTAAATGTTGTATCTTTTGTATGAACTGGCTCATTTTTATCAGTAACTGCAACCTTTACGTCTACAGGAACAACATTAGTTCCATCAGAAACTTCAACTTTAATTACAAAATTCGTAATTTGTTCATAATCAAATGGTTGTGTATTAGTAATAACACCATTTGTATCAATCTTAAATGGAATCTTATTTGTAATTGTATAAGTTAATTTCTTTCCTTCTGGGTCAACCGCTGTTACACGTCCAATAGTATCAATTACATTTTCTGGAATTGTATAAGAACCGCCTGTAACTTCTGGTGCTTCATCGACATCAACAATAACAAATTTTACATTTGCCGGAGCTGCAAGATCCTTACGAATCCACATATCTTGAACCAAGAAATATGCTTCAATTTCATGTGGGTCTTTTTCATAGTCAAATGTCAAATTAGTTGTAATAACACCAGTATATTCATCAATACTAAATGCATCGCACTTATTTGGCCAAGTATAATCCATAAAAATAACCTGATTATATTCTGGATTAATATCTTCATCATAATACCACAATGTTCCAAGAATAGAATCAATCGGAGAATTTTCTAAAACATAGAATGTAGTATCATGTGTAACTGGTATTTCATTTACGTCAATTACTTCAATAGGAAGCTTAACTGTATGAACATCCTCATCACCAATATAAGCAGTTACTTTAATTGTATCTGACTGAATTTTTTCATAATCAAGTGGTTCTAACAAATAAAGCTTTGTATTACCATATGGATTTTCTTCAATCTTATAACGACCTTCATATGCAGAATCCAAACGAATCTGACAAATAGGGCAATCAATCATATGGAAATAATCGATTACGCCAGTATAATTTTCTTCAACCTTATACTTGTATAATGTATTAAATCCACTTCTAGTTGCATCAATAATCTTAATCTTTAATTCACCGTCTACATGACCATTTGGAAGAATAGCACCGGTAATATCTGAAATTCTTAATGTCAAAACATCATCTGGTTCTTTAATCGTATCTTTCTTAACGTTTACATAAATCGGATCACTTGGTGTCTTAGAACCAATAGGAATTACAACACGTTTGCTTTCATTATTATTGCAAAGTGGGAATTTTGGCGGAATGTTGAAATCTTCAACAGTTACACCGTCCTTTAAATCAAAGCAATATGTAAAGTAAACATTAATATCAGTAGTGTCATTAAGTTCAACTGGAATAACTACAGTAGAATCATTTTCCTTCAAACCACCATACTTATCAAGCTTAACATCGATTGTATCTGGGTCAAACTTAACAAATCTGAAATTCTTACCACTAAAGTTATAACCAATATCAAGTTCATTTGCTATAATCTGACCAGCAAATTCAATATTGGAAACAAGTGTAGCTTTCTGTGTTGTAATAAAAGTTCCCTGTAATTCTGTATAGTCTGTATTTTCAATCTTAAAATCTTGATTAGTATAGAATAACAAGTTACCACGGAACTTATTTTGTGGAACAATATAATCAGTAGAGTCTGTCTTATAAACAACCTTAATCTTAGTATGGTCAGACAAATTAATAGGACCATTAACAAAAATTCTTGTCAATGTTCCACCATCACGCATTCTAAAATAAATTTCACCAGAAGAACCTGTTGTAATAGAATTAACATATAAATCATATGTTTCTACTTCAGGAATTTCAATATACTTTACTTCTCTTCTACCAACAGTAATTGACTGTGTTATAGTATCTGGCCAAGTAATAGTCGGAATTGACAAATTAGTTGGTGCTTCAGGAACATCTGGACAATTATCTGTAATTTCGCCGCCGCTTCTAGCAACTACTGTTTTTACCTTATCTTCAACATCTGTATTCTGTAAACACATAGTTCCAGCGAAAATAGAACTATTATCGTTATTCATTGTAAATGTAGTAGCACGAATTGGTCCAGTAGTCAACTTATTACCGTTACCAACTGAAATACTACCGCCTGCTAAAATAGGACCACCTAATTCAACCTGGTCCGTTGAAGTGAAATTATTAGCAGTTCCTGTCCAACCAGAGGAATCAGGAATATCGTTGTTACCGCCAAGCTTAAAGTATTCTTTACCAAAAAGCTTATAGCGTAGCATATATTCATATTGCGCTTGCTGATCTTGGACTCCTTCATAGGTAAATGGCTTTACATCAGCCGCATATATGAATGAGATTAGAAATATGAGTAATCCAATTATTTTCTTCATTCTTAGTCCTTGTTTTTTGTTTTTGCAATATATTTATAATTTTTGCCAAAATATAGAAAAAAGGTTGACTTTTGTCAACCCTTTTTAATCATTATTCTATGCTCTGTTCTGAAGAAAGATAACCTCGAGGCGGAACTACATCATTTATAAGAGTAAATGGCCAATCATATATAAGTGTTTTAGTAGAATCATCTAAATTTCCTTGTGTTATATAATTTGTACCTAATGGTATATTAAAATATATTGCAAGGAAAATATCTTTGTTTTCAACATTATATTCCAAATTTAATAAACTTCTTAAACTTGGATTTATTATATCTAAATAAATTCCACATTCATCAGTTCTTATATTAAGATCTTGACCTATTCTTGCAATAAGTGTTCTATTTGAAAACCAATCATCTCCAATGTTACTATTATCTCTACCATATACACGGAATTTAATTCTATCAACTTTTGAATTTTTCAATTTATATGGTAAATTATTTAAATTATTGTAAGTATTTAATAATGTATATTTACCGTCACTGCCATCTGCAGCATTATTTGATACTCTTGCAAGAATTGATTTATATGATAAAAATACAGTCTTTAATTGTAAAAGTTCTCCATCATAAACTGTTCTAGGGTCTTCACTAAACCACCAGATATAATCAAATCTCTTGAAATTAATACCAAAATATGGATCTGGGTTACTACCAACTGTTAATACATCATCAGGTGTCTGATTTTCAAACAAATATTTAAAATGTAAACCGGTATTTAACTCCAAAAGATAATACAATTTTCTTAAACATCTTGTAACTGGCTTTATTTCTTCAATAACAGAAATAATTGTATTTGCCATACCGTTAAATTCAGAAAATGTAATGCCTTTCTGAGAAGATAAATCAACGTCAAAAGTAGAAGTCAAATAATAATCCTTAACTTTTGCTGGGTCTGATATATAATCAATTTTTGACTTTTCTTCTTCACTTTCTTCTGTAAGGTCTACAAGAAAACGTCTTACTGCATTAAGTTCGTCTTCTCTGAATAATGTTGTATTTTTCGAGAAATTCTTAATATCATCTCTGGTAGACCATAATTCAACAATAGCTGCACTTAAACCCATAGTATTCATCATAAATTGAATACCAAGATAAGTTCCTTTTATCTGATTATAAAATGGAATAAACTTATAGATTGAACGAATTAAACTATATGCTTCATCTTTATAGTATTGTGGAACTTCATTACTCATCAACTACCTCATCTGTCTGTCTATGATTTGAATCAAGATAATACATATATTCGTCCAATTTTGGAGTTATAGAAATATTAAATTGCTTTGCATATTCAGTTAAAAATGGTGGTTCTGTTCTAAACGGATCATTAAAATTATTTATTCTAGCAATCTTCTCCAATGTACTTATAGAATTACCAGTAGATAAACTTTCCTGAGAAGTATTCAAAAAATCTTGCGTAAATTGAACAAATGCCTTATATAAATCATCATTTAAATAGGACGGTGTATAAGTATTAAATTTATACTTACGTCCTTCGTCTGCAAAGATAAACGGACCTAAAATTCCTTCAGCATAGGTTTGATTCTTTACTGCTTCTCTAATATCGCTATTTGCAATATCAATCCACGCTTCAAGGTCAATCATTCCTTTCTTATCAATATGCGTAATATTAAATGTCCAAACTCCTTGATGTTTATCTTCTTCGTCTAAAATTTCATGTATTGATGACTCATCAATAACACCGATACTTGAATCTGTCAAATGAAATGTCGGTTGAATTTCCCATAATTCAACATTAGGGTTGGTTACTAATACAACAACTGTTCCTTCAACATTCTTAGAAATAATCTTATCTTTTGGTTCTACATCGACAAATTCAATTATAAGATGTTGTAATATATCTGGAGTTTTAAGATTTTCCCATTTACCAGATGTAGTATATGTTGCTTTATTTGCAGCAATGTCCCAAACTTCTACTGTAATCTGGTTAGTATTTAAGGCTTCTTCATTACCTTTCTTTATAGTAAATGACAATACATAAGTATTACCAGATTTAATATAAGAAATATTAGAAATCTTATCTGATTTTGTTTGTTCACCGTTATCGGAATTTCTTAAACAACGATAAAGAATATCATCACCATTCTTTATTACTAATTGGCAAACGTCAATTAAAGTATCAGACTCTATCGTTAATTTACAAACATGGTCTTGCTGGAATGTAGTATATTGTATATCTTCACCAACGAATTTCGGTGGGGTTGTATCAATAATTACATCAGCAATAGATGTATTCATGTAAATTAAAGTTGACGAAGCATCAAAGAAAATAGTTCCTAAAACATCACCAAATGGTCTATCATAAGGTGAATCTGGATCTTTAGGATTTGGCCAAACTTCTGCACCTGTTTCTGTTTGGTCTTGACGATTTATATCTTTTGTAACATATTTAAACTGCCAATAATCAGCAGTAACCATATTATTGATGGCATTAAATCTTCTAAAACCACCTTCTTGAGTAACAGAGTCTTTTCTTTTAAATGCCATATTTAAACTTCCCAAATACCAATAGTATCAAATGATTTCTTGTCAAGTGTAGTAAACTTAATCTTTGGCCAGTCTTTCTTGCAACGAGAAGCAGCAGACGATTGTAAGAAAATCTTTGTAATAATAGGATTCTTTAACATAACGGTTGTCTGTCTCTTATTATCAATACTAATATGGTTATTCAATTCAACCTTATATTTCTTTAACAATGCACAACCATTCTTTATAACGAACTTGACTGCGTTTTCTACATCTTCTGTTTTGCAGCATTCAATAAATGTTTCATAGTCGTCTGTCATTAAAACTCTTTCTTTAAATAATTCGAAATCGCCTACAAGATTATTCTTTTCATCATCAATCAAGCCAATATTGTGTTCAGAGAACCAAGTATCGATATTATGATAATTCCACAAGAACTTCTTATAAGCAAGAGTTTTTAATTTCTTAATATCATCCTTGAATACCTCAGAATATGTCATAAAATTAGTCCAAGCGTAACCGTCTGCATCCTGAATTACGTTATCTACAAATTCTGCATAAGTCTGCATCCCTTCAACCCTAATCAAAACGTCATCTCTAATTAACGGATTGTTAGAAGATTTAAAAATCTCATTAGGATTCAAAATAACCGGAAATTCCTTAGAACGAGCAATTTCTTCTAAAGTTTGAATTAAATTATCATAAGTAGTTGAAACATAACCATTCGTTACAGTCTGGTTAATTACGTTTTCAAGCTCTTTCTTAGTAAAAGGTATTGCAACCTTGTTTATATTAAAGATATCTTTATTAGTTATCATCTTACATTATTTATAATAAAAAACCGTCTGTTGAAAGACGGTTTTTATTTGTTATTTCAGTTAATATTAATAGCCAAGAAGACCAATAATATAAGGCTTCGTATTATTCGGGAATTCTGACAATTCCAACTGAGTTGCCTGGAACTTAACATTCTTCATGAAAATTTCACGGTTAACTTCAGGTTTCTTGTCAATCTTTTCGAACAATTCCTTATACTTTTCTCTCAAAGCTTGATATTCCTTGAGATATTCGTCCTTATGCTGTGTAAACTGTGCATTACCAGCCTTGTCGTTAACTTCCTTACCTTCTGCGTCGCGGTCACGATACTTTTCAATAAGTGCCTGACCTTCAGCAAACATAGCAGGAAAATCTGGTTCTCTACGTTCATCATAAAGTTCATTCATCAACTGATTGTAAAGCGGAGCCATAACTTCACAATTCTTATACATGAACCAAGAATACTTTACGTTAATACCATCAGCCATCAAACGCGGATTGAATTCTTCAAAAAGCTGCTGTAACTGAAAATTAGTAAGTTGTACTTCTGATACTCTCATTATTTTACCTTTATATTATTTTTTATATATAATTTATTTTTTATGTAAACTGTCTAAATATGGAACTAATACTTTCTGCCAGTCTTTACATTTATGTGTTTCTATTAATTCTTTTTCCTTATTTGGAATTTGAACTAACAACATTTCACCGACTTTAAGATCTGTATGTTTTTCCAAAATTGCCTTATAGGTATTTAACTGTAATTCATAATGGTTAATATTGCAATCATCCATCATATTGAATGGAGCTCTAAGTTTTTGATACCTATTATTGAAATCCCATTTCTTGTTTGTCTTCCAGTCAAGGATTGAAATACATTTCTTATGTTTATTATAACAAAGAAAGTCAATAGTTCCACATAACTGCCAATCACGGTCATAAACAATTGTTTCATTCTTGATAGGAATATAACGTTCTTTTAAAATCTCCAATGCTTTCTTACATCTTTGCTTTCTATATTCAAAATCTTCCTTCATGCCAGGATATTTTGCAAGAACATTCTCATCAGGATAAAATTCCTTATTTTGCCAACCAAGTTCCATGACACTATGGACATAAGTTCCTAACTGACATGCATAGTCGCCTGATGCTTTCCAAAGACCTCTGACCTGTTCAACAGTCATTCCTTTATATTGACTGTCTTTCTTATTGATAGCCTTTTCTGCAATAAGATTCCAATCTTTTTCTTCTTCTAGTTGACCAACAAATGTAGTAACTGATGTATATTTAGTTCCAAAACTATCGGTATATTTATGCGGAACTTCTTCAAAATAAATATCGCTAAATGCTTCCCATAATTGTTGATATACGTCTCTCATACTTACCTAAATCTATCCCATTCATGTCTGATATGGTCCATTTGCTTATGAAAACCTTTATCTGCCCATGATGGCATTATTTCTTCAAATTCCTTAAATGTTCCACCAATCTTTTTAAACCAACAAGCAAGACCTAAAATCTGCATATGTCTGCTTCCTGATTCACATGCTTCAATCTTCTCTGTTATATATTGTTTTGCATGTGTCAAATCAACAGAACCACGTAACTTACGAAACATCTCTGCTTTCTTTTCAAGTTGCTTAAGATGTTCTTCTTGTTTTTCTTCACAATATTCATAAGCCATCTTATATTCAAAACCTATCGCAATGGACGGATTGAATAATTTACCGTTGTGACAATTATAATAATACGGTGCGCCTTTATATTTTATTGCCGGAACTTTAAAAAATTGGCATCTTGTAAAACTGGCTTTATCTGCATGCGGAAAATATTTTACAAGAAAATGATATGGGCTAAATGCTTGGTTATAACATTTAAAAAACATTTTATTTATATCATATTCCTTGTCAAGAAACAAAAATACTCTAAACTTTTGATTTGTTCCATCATAAGAATGTGAAGTATGTAATACATAAAAATATTCTCTAAAATTATCTTCAAATTCCTTTATACTATAATTTGGATCGTCAAAATCCAAAATTAAAACATCAGTAGAAACCATACTTTCAGTTCTTCTTTTAGTGTCACTAACCGTACAAATCTTCCATTGTGGTATCATATCTTTTTTTTCTACTACAATAGGATTCTTAATGCACTTTATAAAATTTTTAGCAACTTTATCAGACCATACCAATGGTTTCATTATATTATCATATTGATTTTGTATTGTCTGTATTACTCTCATAATCAATAACAAATATAGTATTTTCTTTTTTCTTATTTATTAAACGTAAATTTATTTTAATTTTTTTAAATATATATGAAAAAGACCAGACATTCATCTGGTCTTTATTTTAATTCTTACTGATTAACTTATTAATTTCATCTATACAAATATCTTTTGACGACTTAGGTGGAATATATGCATCAAAATCAATCGGTTTGAACTCCCAGCATAATTCTCGTTTTTCATTTATAGTCATTACCGTAAAATAATCTGTAACTTTTGGTCGCTTAGATTTAAGATCATTATAATTCTTTGCAATTTTATTCTTAACGTCTGCAATATTATATTTCTGAAAATAATTTTTAGATTCCTTATAAATCCAAAAAGTCATACCATTATATTTGAAAAACTTTTCAACTCCATTATCAAATAAAGTATTAATAATTTCTTCTTTAGACTGAAGAGTTCGTTCTGTTTGAATTGGCGTATTTATAATCTTATTTCTAGTTGCAGTTTTTACACATGTTTTAATACAACTACAAATAATATAAAGTGCAAGTAATCCTGCCAATGTCCATGCAAGTGCAAACATTTATTTTATCTCCTTGTTTTTTATATAAAAATAGTAAAAAGGGTGACTTTTGTCAACCCTTTTAATTTAATTTTGGTAAATCTAAAATTATAGAGACAATTCACCACCTAATGAATCGTAGTCAAAGTCAGCGTCTCTCTGACCAAGCTGTCTACCAAGAATGTTGCTAATTGTTCTAAGAACAGTAAAGTAAGAACCGCTACCGCCGAAAATTTCATCCTTAGCATTCGGAGTTTCAAGCAAGTCAGCAATCTTTTCTGCCTTTTCTGGATCAAAATCAACATCATGACCAGCTTTCTTAGCATAATACCAATCCCAGAATTCACCAATCAAAGCAGCTGGGGAATCAGGATTAATGAATCTCTGTAACTTGCTATTAGCTCTGTCAAAGTTTCTACCAAAAACTTCTCTTGCAGTATCTGGTTCTTCAGCAAACAATCTAATGAGTGCCTGGAAATTTTCAGAATCAACAATACCAGAAACATCTTCACCATCACGATTCTTTTCATAATAATCCCAGAAGGTGTCGATTAATCTATCATAATCATCTTTACCTAAGTCAACACGGTTACGAACGTCACTAACTTCCAGTTCAAGTTGATCTTGAAGAACAGAAATAATTAATTCAAGGTCAATTCTCTTAGATGAACGTGTAGCCGGTTCAGTTCTTGGTAAACCTGGGATGCTAAAACTATTAATTAAATCCCAGCTAATATCATTTTCTTGAAGGAATTTAACTAATTGACCTAATGTAGCATTCTTACCAGTTCTATCATACTGTTTCTTCCAGTCAGCAAGCATATAAAGCAAGTTTTCTGCAGAATCATGACCAAGAACACGGTCAGATGCACGAGACATTTCGTTAAGATTTGCATCACCCTTAATTGAATATCCGCATTCAGAAAGAAGCTTTAATGCTTTTTTAATTTTTAAGGATTCGTTTTGTTCTATGTTGTTAGCCCATTCTTCTTTATCATTTTCAATATCATTAACACTTGTCTTGTATTGATTATTATTGTTTTCTTTATATTTTTCCATATATTTCAATGTAGAATCAATAAAAGAACGTAAGTCTTCTAAGGTTTCAACTTTCTTTGCTTCCATTCCAGATAAAGAACTCTTGAATTCCCTTACATAAACAGCATTTTCATAACCCTTATAAGATGCAACTTTAACCTTATTGTCATTATAATAAACAATTATATCAAAGTCACCATCTTCTGGATTTTTTCCTTTAACAAGGCCAATTCTTTTATCTTGATGTGCTAATTGCTTAGCGAACTTAAGCACAATATCCCTAGATAATTCTGTAGATTCTTTCAAAAATGAATATCCACAGTTACCGAGAATGCTTCTTGCTTCATTCAAATTCATTGTTTCTCCTCAATTTTTCAATTTATTATATTTATAAAAAATAAAGGAAAGATCGTTAAAATCTTTCCTTTTAAATTGAAATTTTTGGAATTTAATTACTTTTCGTATCTTCCGCCAGTCTTTTGACGATTTACGTTTTCGATATTCTTATCACGGTAACACTTATAGATTTCAGCTGGTGTCATACCAAGATTTACAAAAATCTTCACAAACTTGATAAACATCTTGTCGCCGAGTTCCTGAATCTTAAGAGGATCTTCCTTCCATTCAGAATAAGTCTTCCAATCCTTATAAGATGCACAATTCTGATACAAGTCACCGACCGCGACAATAAAATCACCGATAAGATACTGAAGGCTATTAGAACCAATAGTACCAGTCTTAGTATCTTCAATAGCAATATCATAGAACTTCTGAAGAGTCATCTTCGGACGATACTTAAGATAGAGCAGCTGGTTATAAACGAAGTGTAATGCATCAACTGCTTCAGCCTTACCTTCTGCGGTAACTTCAAAATTGTCCTTTTCAAGCTGTTCCATTAGTTCAAACAATTCTGTGACTGTACTCATCATGAAATAACCTGAACGCTTTGCATTCTGATGATTATCTTCCTTGTTCGTTGGAGCAAGAGTACCACGCTTTGCAGCAAGAATATTTTGAAGTGCTTCCTGCATATTATACATAGTTTCAAGAGCTGTTGCTTCAATATATTCTTCTGGAAAATCTGGAAGCTGAATTTCTTCCGCGGTCAACTTTTGGCCTTCAATCTTTTGCTTGAGTTGCTTCTGAAGCTGAACAAACGAATCCTGTTCTTCCTGAACACTGCCATACATACTATTTGTATCAATCATTTTAATTTACCTTTACTTTCTTAGTTTTTGTTGTTTTATTTTCAGGAATTACCTGATTTGCTGTACCTTTTAGATATTCTAAAGTTGCAAGAATTGCTTGTGATTCTTCATTAATAAGTTTATCATTTTCTATGATTTCTTCTTCTGTAAATCCAAGTATATTCTTAAGAAGGAATGTTCTTGAAAATAATGGAACGTTCTCTACATCGAATCTTGGTGTAAACTGTGAAAGTGTTCCAATTACTTCTGCAATATCTTTAGCTCTCTGTAAATCAACTTTTTTATCTTCTGTTTTCTTTTTTGTCATAATAAAAATCCTAAAATAAAACATAAGACTTTTACATCTTATGTTTTACATTTTTTATTTCGGAGAATTAAAAATTAACCATTTGCAAGTTTTGCAAAGAAGTCATCTTCATCTTCTGCTTCTTGAACTGGAGAAGAAACTGAAGTTGTCTTTGGAGTTTCGAAACTTGCTTCGAAAACAGGTTCTTCATCAGGTTGTTCAACTGGAGTCTGAACTGTCTTCTTTGGAGCAGGAGAACTAAACATACCTTCATCATCTGCATCGACTGTCTTACCAGTATTTACTGTTGCTGTATAATCAGTACCATCTTCAAATTCTGCAAACAAATCTTCACCAGCCTTTGTCTTATAGAACTTAAGGATGTCTTCATAAGAACGCATCTGATCCTTCTGCTTTTCAATATCCTTCAAGGTATAAAGCTGAGATTCAACGACGTCAAGTTCTGCGTCAGTCATTTCAACAAGCTTACCGTCCTGACCGAGCTTACACATTCTACGTGGATTGCTGAAGTGCGAGGTAGAGTAGTTAGGACCGTTAGAACCCTTAATACCTTCCCAAACAAAGTTTGCACCAGCCTTATCTTCACCATCAAGAACTGCCTTATCATTCGGACCCCACCAGGAGAACGGATTAATACCTGGAATTACACCAAGTTCTGCATCATCCTTGTCAGCCATTGCATCCTGGATGAACTTCATAATTGCACGACCGTATTCAAGTCTATAAACACGACCTTCTGTTTCTGGAGCATTTGGATTCTTAACGATGTAAACGTTAGAATAGAACTTTGGCTTCCACTTATCCTTAACACGCATACGTGCTTCATCAGTTCTACCATACTTTGTCCAAATCTTTGCATTGTAATCGCAAATCGGACATGGATCATTCCACTTCTTAGCACAATCACAACCGAACCATGAACCGTTAGCAAGCTGGAACATGTGAGAACGGTTTTCTACCCAAGGAATTTCTTCATCCGGATGTGCTGGAAGGAATCTGAGAACGACAGTAAACTTACCGTCTGCACCCATCTTAGGCTTAAACAAGCCTTCGACTTCATAAGACTTCTGCTTGTCCTTCTTGTTAATGTTAAGTGAATCCATTGCACTGTAAAGTGCGTTCAAGTTATTTCTCTTTATTGGCATAATTTATTTTATCCTTTTTGTTTTTATCCCAATTGACCATTCAATTGACGCTCTAAATATAGAAACATTATTTTACGTTTCTATCTGTTTACATTTTTATCTGATATTTCTTGATTTAATTTTAATATCATCTTTGTAAACATTATAAATCTTTTGTAATCAATACTCTTAATCTTGTCCATATCTATTTTAAACTTCCCTGCCTTAAAACCCTGGATGTAAAACTCAGGATCCAACTGGCTTATACTATACATTTTGTAGGCTTGATTTTCTTGATTCGCGTCCAGATCATACAAAGAGAATCTTGTGTCCATAAATTCATTCAAACCAGAACCTTTCTCAGCAATTAAACTCTGAATAAGCTTGATTTGAGAATCTATAATAGGACGTTTTTTGAAAATCATGTTGTCCTTTAATTTATTTATAGAATTTATTTCGGCAATTTCGGGACATTTTTTGTCACAAAGACATTTCATCATGACATACATTAACCAATGTTCTGCATCGATTAATCCACAATTAATCTCGTTTACGAGCTTAATTCCGTAATTTGCCATATATTCTACTCTAGGACTTTCATGTATATACTGAGAAATAAGATATTCCTCTAAAGTATTATCAAAAAAATCGTTAAAAACTGCTGTATTGAACCGTTTTGCATTCCACATCTTCTTAACGGTCTTATACAGCATATAAATTTGATATTTATCAATCATATTAGACAAAGAAATTTTCTAAATCAGATGAACTTCTATCTATTAAATATTTTTTCTTTAACCCGTTCATAAGGGAATAATAGTTCATTTCGTCCAAACATTTGATTAAAACATTCGGTTCTAACCAGTCATCGACTAAATAAGCCATAGAATCGACGATTGTAATAATCTTGTCTTTATTAAGCTTATAAAGGATATTATTGAACTTATTATATTCCTTAGGTTCGTTCTTGATTACCTTAATCATATATTTTGGTAATCTTGCATCAGAATCAATATCGTCAAAATCAATACCTGCATCCTTAAGACGCTTGTAAAATGATTCTTTACTCTCAGATTCTGTTACTTCTTCATTTACTGATAAGTCTGATACGTTTACCATAATCTACCTTTATTAGAATTCAAAAGAGTTTAAGTTATTCTGAGTTACCTCAATATTTGAAGCAGAAACAGACTGTTGTTCTTGTGATTGATTGAATATATTAGCACCCTGAGTTGGAACAGCTGTATGATTGAATGTCTTTAAGTCAAAAATACGTTGTTTACCAATATCGACACCGATTGTTGCTAATGGACATTTTGGTTGGCCATATCTGGTCTTCAAAAGCTTGACCAAATACATATTTCCTTCCTTGAGTTCTGGCGACTGTGTAACACCGAAAATAACGTCTGCCTTCATTGTCTGACCGAAAGAATCAGCTGCGTCATCAAGTCCAATTTCACCCTTGCTATAACCACCTCTGTTAGACTGTGCTGCAGAAAGAACTGGAATATCCATTTCCATACCGATACTTCTAACCTGAGCGCAAATTTCTCTTAACTTGGAGTTATCGTTTTCATTTGCATTCGGTCTGCCATTAGGAATCATACATCCGATATAGTCAATAACCAATACATCAGGAATGAAACCACGTTTTTCTCTAAGTTCTCTAATCAATGCCTTCAATGCAAGTGCATTAATACAGCCTTCAGAATATTCTTTAATAACAAGCTTGTTATGGCCAATTTGTTGTGTATTCTTCATCCAAAGCTTCTTATATGCGTCCTTAGATAATGCTCTAAGTTCTGTCTGATTAATATCAAACAGGTTTTGCATAATTCTCTGGCCAATTTTAACTTCTGAGTCTTCAAATGAAACATAAAGAACTCTTAAACCAGCCAATAACAAAGCCGATGTAATAGAACACATAAACAAAGTTTTACCAACGTTAGTCGGTGCCATAATCAACGAAATAGACTTTGGATGTAAACCACCACCAATCATTTCATCAATAGACCTACAGCCTGTTGGATATAATCTTTCATTCGTAATAATATCGTTAAAGATTACTTCTGGTTCTTCAAAGAATGAAAAACCAACCTTTGTATCAAACGTAAATGTCTCAGCATAAGCCATTTCATCAGCAAAACTGCCTTTAGACTTACCTGTAGTGCAATATTCATTATAATCCATACATACTTTTCTACCGAGACGTTTTCTAATGAAATTTTGAATTTCATCAAGAATATATGGAGTATTGACATCACCGTCATTAATTGCCATGCACTTTTCAAATTCATCTACTGTTCTCTGGTCAGATAAAAGTCTTTTAACTTCAACTGCATTAGGAACAGCAGAAAATTTAGAATTATAGTCCAAAATGGCATTAACGATATATTTGTGGTCTACATTTGTAAACCAACCAGTATCAAGTTCTGGAATTATCTTACCAGAAACTTCAGGATTTGCATAGATTGTTTTAATAATTATTTGTTCAAATTCGATTTCTGTCATATTTTTTACCTTTATCCTTATATATACCAGGATAACCGTAACTATTTTTATGCAAATATAGAAAAAAGGTAACTGATAGCAGTTACCTTTAATTTTTATTTAGATTTTTTCTTATTCTTCATCATCATCTGGTGAAACATCAGAAATATCTGCATCAGGATTATCTTCTTCACCATCGTCTGGCATTGTTGGAACACTGTAAGCACTGTAATCTTCAATGTCACTGTTCATCATTGCCATAACATCCTGGCTTGTTGTAATCATGACCTGATCTTCGAATGCAAACTTAGTTTCGACATAATGTCTGAAAACTTCATTCTTGTAAAGCGGAATCCAGAATGCTGGGCAATAAAGTTCAGTTTCTTTCCACCACTTTGTAACTTCACCAGTTTCCTTATCAACGTCATAATCTGGTCTGTAGAACTTAAGCGATGGTCTGGACTGTCTTACGACAACACCACATTCTTCAGCTTCATCAAGCAAACCGTAATATGGATTGATACCACCCTGATGCTGAATAAGATACTTAGTCTTGACGAATTCCTTAGCGCCTCTACCTTTCTTAACAGAAGCAGTAATAATCTTACCAAGAATGTTCTTATCCTTATCTCTGTCCTTCTTAACAGATTCACCGCACATAATAGCATCGGAGTTGAAGATAATTCTCTTACCGCCTGGAATCTTGAACGGGTCATCATACTGGCTCATAGAATCGTAAACGTGGTTCATGACGAGTGTTGTAAAGCCGCAGCTCAAAAGAATGTTTGCAAGTTCGTTCTTAAACTTAGCAGCGGACATGTTAACTGCGTCACTTGCTTCCTTAGCTTTATCCAATACCTGATTTTCAACAATCGGGCCCCAAGAGTCAAAAAGAAGGAAAACATTACGTGCTTCTGCCTTACTAAGCCCATCAGACATTCTAGCAAGTGCTTTCTTAATCTGTGGAATTCTGTTATCTGGTCCAAAAACACCAACTTCAGTCATATCGATACCGAGACCTTCAAGAACCTGATAGTTAACGGAGTTTTCAGTATCTATAATAAAGCAATCCATTCCAGCGGCCTGTGCAGCTTTAAGAACAGCATAACCAATCATAGACTTACCCCAAGAAGATTCAGCTGCAATCATAGAAATTGAACCTTTCTTAATACCACCCTGAATCTTACCAGACAAAAGCAAATTTACAGAAATACAGTTTGTTGAAATCCACTCAGGTTTAACTTGTTCAGTTCTGAGCAAATCAACCAACGCCTTATCTTTCTTTAACTTCGCTAATAATTTATTTTTTGCCATTTTATCCTCTAATTATCCTCGGACAACAATTAGTCCTCTGGATTCTTATATTTATAAACATTAGTAAATATAGAAAAATGTTTCCAATTTTTTACAATCGGAAACATTTATTTGTATTTTTTATCTAATTTTTAAAGCCATTCATTAAGAACCTGACCACCGTCATTATACAAATCCTTATACGGATTTCTGACAGTCTGAACAAAATCAGTATCTCTACGTTCAGCTTCCTTCATAAGACTTCGGTCAATAATTGCTGCTGGAGCTTCATTGACAAATTCCTTAGCCTCTGTAATCTGAGTCGGCTGGAACAATGCTTCTGCAGGCTTTACTGCCTTAGATTCTTGAATAACCTGTGGTTGCTGGACTGCAACATCTGGCTTATTCATTTCATCAATTACATTATTAATGTCAGCGGAAGTTTGATTTGCATATTCAGAATACTTAATCTTGTGAAGATTCCAATAATGACTCCCACGCTGTCGAGTCGAGTTAAATTCTTTACCACAAATATCACATACCATATCACTCATTATTCAGTTACCTTTGCTTTCTTAGTGTATTTACGCTTTGGCTTTTCTTCGACAACCTTAACTTCAGTTTTCTTTGTTGCCTTCTTAGAAGTCTTCTTTACAGATTTCTTCTTAGTTTTCTTTGTTGTCTTCTTAGTCTTAGTCTTAGTCTTCTTAGGTTCAAGTGCTGCGACTGCTTTACCAAGTGTCTCTAACTGTTCATTATCGACGTTTTCCTTATCAGCAAACATGTCTTCAGTTACGATTGTGATTGCTGACTTAGCAGGAACTGCTTTTGCTGCAATAATACCCAACTTTTCTGATTGTTCTGTAATAACATTACCATGAGTATCGACTTCATCAAGCTTTTCAGAAAGTTCTGTAAGTTCATCCTTTTCTGCAATAACCAATTCTTCTGTATTTTCAGTAGAATACTGGTTATCATAATCTGGTTCCTTAATAGGTTCTGGACCATTTGCAGGAGGGAACTTTTCAAGAATCTTAGCTGTATCTTCCATAATATCATGGTCACGCTTTTCAAGAAGTTGCTTATGCTTTGTAGCCAATTCTTGCCTTTTCTTGATTGTGTGCTTTGTTACTGCTAGTTTGATTCCCAAGCCGATAATAATAAATACGGCAATTGTTAGAATACTAATATATAGGTAGTTCATTTTTTATTCCTCACTATTGTTTATACGTTTGTGTAAAATATTTATATTTAAATTTCACGATTTATCGTAATTACTGGGAAATTTTGTTCTTTATAAAACTCCAATCTTTCATCATAATGCTGCATACAATAGTTTTTCTTAGTTTTTCCAGTTCTTGTTTTATAGCTTAAATCATCAATAATATCATAAATAATGACCTTATTTTTACTCTTATGAAGTCTTAATCCTCTACCAATAGACTGTAAAACTTGAATTCTAGACTTACTATTAGAATAAAGAACAACACTGTGTAATTTCGGAATATTAACACCTGCTGCCATTGTTTTATAAGTTGCAACAATTATTGCGCCTTCTTCATTTTCAATACCAGTTCTAATATTTTCTCTAGTCTTTGTCTTAACATTACCACTAATTTCAGATATATTTCTATCAGGATATAATTTCTTCAAATATTCAAGTGTGGATTGCAAATGTGCTTTATGTGTTACTAAAATAAGCATATTATCAGATGGTTTTGAATGGTCAATAATAAACTTAAGAACATCATGTCTATGTTCATATTCTTCGACCATCTTTACTTCTTCTTGATATATTCTGTTCTTATTTTCTTCAATAAATTCATTTGGATATTTTAAGAAAATACCAGCGACAGACATTTTAGCCAAATATCCTTCATCAATAAGTTGAGAGGATTTCAATTCAAAAATAACGTTACCAATAACAGAATTAATAATCAACTGGTCAGATAATTCCTTAGGTAAAGTACCGGTAGTTCCTATCTTATATTCTGCATTGAATGAAGCTTTCAAAATTTTCGAAAGAACATTTGCTTTACTCTGTTGGCATTCGTCAACAAGAACGCAATTATACTTATCAAAGAAACTCTTATCTTGAGTTTGTAAACTTTGCCAAGTGGAAATCAAAACTGGTAATCTATAAGTTGGTTTCTTACCAGAATACAATAATTCAACAGAATCTTCAATATTATCCCAACCGTAATCAATAAAATCGGTATACATCTGTTCTACGAGCGATGTATTAGGAACAATAAGCAATAAATGCTTCAATTTCTTTTTTTCAAGCAAATATCTGAAAATGCAATAAATCATCAAAGATTTACCAGAACCAGTACAAGAAAGCAAAATACCTTTCTTATTGGTCAAAGCTTCATAAACTGCCTTGAACTGATATTCTCTTACATCGAATTTTTTTACATATCCATTAATAGTTTCTCTTAATTCATCTTTATCAATTTCTTCTGTAAAATCACCGAAAAAATCCATTTTATACGTATATCTCTTAGTATCACACCACTTCATAAGGTTAGAAACTAACCCAATTGGAAGCAACTGTGTAATAGGAGAATAAACTCTGGTTTTTCCATCCCAGAGGTGATTTACATATCTTGGATTAAATCTATAACCTGGAGCAAAAGCCGAAAAAAGGTTATTTATTTCATGATTTATTTCTTCATCACAATGTAGCTGAGCAAAAGATTCGTTAGATTTTTCAATTACAATATCAACCATATAATATTCTATTTATATTTCTATAAACAAAATATAGAAAAAATTCTGGCATTGTAACCAGAATTTTACATTTATCTGAATTTTTTATATTACTGTTTATCTTTCAATTCAATCAACAATTTTCTAAATGTTTCTACGTCTTCTAAGCTATTAATTTTAAATGACGTATCATTATAAAATATTGTATCATCTACACCTATTGCCCATTTGTTAAATTTTATATAACCGTCAATACCAAAGTGTGCAGTAACAATAAGACGTCCTGCTGGAGTAACTACGACTTTATGAACATTAAATGTATGTTCTTTACCATTTTCTCGTCTAACTTTTATAGTAATCATATTATCTCCTAGTCATCAATCATATTCATATAATAATCATCGATAAAATACTCGATTTTTCTTACCCATTCAGCAACATTATCTGTCTTAGTAAGAGGAACTCCACCTGCATGTGCATGTCCACCTCCACGACCAAGTTTCTTGAAAATTTCAGTTAAATCAATATCATCACATCTAACAGAAATATTACCTTTATTCTTGATTGCAAACCACTTATAACCATCTTTCTTGAGTGCTTCAATACATTCATAATGGAACCGGTCAGTTTCAAAGAATACACCATTTCTAGCTAAGTCTGTAATTTCAAGTGTTTCATACATTTTATCAAATTCTTTCTTTGCATCGATAAAATATCTCTTTTCTTCTGGGTACATTACAGTATTTCCAGTAATGAAACGTCTTGTAAACCATTTATGTCCCATTTCCCAGAAAAGATTATTGAAATATACACTTGCTGGAAGTTTTAATCTGAACATGTCATAATCATCAATAATATCGACTAATTTTTCAAGATATGAAATATCTTTAAATTTACTGATGAACTTATAAGCAAGCTTAGTTCCAGAATATAATGTATTGATAATAATATCAGTATCATTATTTTTATCAACGACTGATTCATGATGATCAAGAACCAATGTAGTTGACATTTTTCTTAAATCGTTAATTGTTTGTGACGGATAGAAATCTGTGCAAATAATTGCATCAAATTTACCATCATATTGTGCAATTTCATCAAGAAGTTTCCATTCTGTATTATAAGTTACTGGAACAACAATAACTTGTTCATAAAAATTCTTTAAAACGATTGAAGCACCGCAACCGTCCATATCCGCATGTGTACAATTAAGTATTCGTAATTTTGGGTTATTATAATTCATAATGAGTAAATATAGAAAAACGTATTGTTATGTAAACAATACGTTGATTTTATTCTAAATCTTTTAATTAACGTCTCATTGATTTCTTTCTATCAAATTCTGCAGCTTTTTGTGCAAAATAAGCTTCAACTTCTTCATCAGATGCTGACATGATTGTTTCAGAATCATCTTCTTCAACTGCATCATCTGCAACCGGTGTATGGCGACGTTCAGTCATAATGTTACGAACACCTACCAATTCATCCTGTGTTTCTTCATCAAGACAATCGAAAGCTTCGAGCCAATCTGTCTTTTCAGCGATTGACATTCTTGCAGGAACTGCATTAAGCATTTCTGAAACGTCAATTTCATCATTTTCTGTAAAATATTTATTTTTATACATTGTATTATCTCCTAGTTATTTCTTATAATTCCTTTTTCATATAAAAAGTGAAGAAATGCATATAAATGTTTACAAACACCTACATTTTTCTCTGGATTTCTTACCTTATTAGCAATACTTGCATATCCAGGTATAGGTTCTGCTTGTGAAGAATTTTTAGCATTTGGATGGCTTAAGTTATATCTATAAGCATCACAATCACATGTAACTTTACACATATTTTGTAAAGAAAATGGTAATTCTGTATTATCCCTATGGAACTTTACTCTACAAACATATGATTTACATGGGTCTGATTCTGAAGATACTGTACCTGTAGCTTCTAATGTATCAGTATTTTCACCTTTTATATTAAAATGCTTTATTTTAAGATTATTTTCTTTAGAATATGGAAAAACTTTCTTAAAGTTATTAATTAAATCTATACCTTTAACTTCATTTAACAAATCTAATTGTTTATCTATATAATCTTTAAAATTCATATATTATTTATAAATGATTATCTATACTCACACGTTCAAATATCTGTGGAGACAATAAGCCTATTTCAGGAAAATAGACAAAAGACATCTGTCTCGACTAAGTGGATTTATTTGAAAGCTTATGGATCGGTCATCCTGTATTCCAGCTGCATCTTTCAATACCAATGGCGGCTTAAAGTATTATATGCTATAATAATACGTCGATGGTGAATTAGCTTTATAATTAGAACCACACCTCTGATTCTAGCTAGCCTAAACTTATCCGACAATTCATTGAGTTGAACTCCGAGCCAGTAATAGGTCTTTTATGTAAAAATTATGAAACAAATATAAAACAATTATAGAATTTTGTAAACTTATTTTTAAATAAATTCTGATTATTTCTTAAAATAGATTTTTAATTGTCATAGAATATTATAAATAAGATAAAAGAGGATTTAATATGGCAAATATACCTAGTGTAGAAGATTTTAATTCAAGTGCACAATTCAAAGTTGCACAATGGAGCAGAAATACTGTTGCCGATGGTGTTTGGTTACAAAAAAATACTATTGGACCATTAAAAGAGAGAGATGATTTCATTTTAAGCTTACTTAATGATTTAGGTAATAGTGATAGCTGGAAACAATGGTCAGAAAATCATAATTCGACAGCTGAATATCCTGCTATTGCTTCTGCAATATATCTTGGTCCTAATAATGAAATATTAGGTAGTGGTCATGCTTATGTTGTTGGTGAAAATAACAGAGTTGTCGCTACTACTAATACAGCAACATATAGTAGAGGCGGTAGTTATGTCTTTGGTATGGATAACTACGTAAATGATGGTTTTGTCATTGGTAATCAGGTAACTGCATTACAAGGTTCTAAAGTTATTGGTAGAGATGTTTCTGCTAATAAATGTTCTACTGTTATTGGTTATAATGCAAGTGCTAATGAAGGTTCTTTAATAATAAGTACACCAGCATCAGAAAGTGCTAGTAAAAAAATAGCAGATAAGGGTTCATTACTTTTATCTATAGCTACTGGTAATACTTCAGCAACTGCTTCTGATGGTAGTATTTTAATTAGTAAAAACAGTAATATCGCTAAGGGTGGTAGTTTTGTAATAGGTGAATCTACGAGTGCTGATGGTGGTTCTGTTCTTGTTGGTAGAAATTTATCTGCAAATGGTGGTTCTACGGTTATTGGTGGTAATGCCAAAGCAACAGCAGGCGCTTTAATACTTAAACATGCTGATTTTGGTGGCTATTCATATGCTAATGGTGGTATAGTAATAGGTGATTATGCAACAGCATATAATGGTGCATTAGCAATGTCTTTAAACTATAACTTTGGTGGCGACTATGCATCTCATGATGGTATAGTAATTGGTGATATAGCTTCTGCTGATTATGGTGCTGTTGTTATTAATGCTACTAATAATAATAAAGCATCAGCTACTACATGTGGTATAATAATAAATGCAGGTGAAACAAATAAAGATAGATATTCAGTAGCACATGGTTGTGGTATTGTTTTAGGTGGTGGTTCTGCTCAATACTGCGGTGCAATTATTGGTAAAAATAACTATGCATCAAATTGTGCTTTTGCATTTGGTGATGGTAATACAGTAAAAGCAAATTTTGCATTCGGTATCAATAATAGTGCAGTTGCTTCTACACTTGAAAATTATTATATTCTTTCTGCAGAACGTGATAGTGATGGAAATCCAATTTTAACTGGTGCTGCTGCAGCAATAAGTGTTTCTTCAAAAGCTTATGAACCACATGGTTTTATAGCAGGTGATAATAATATTTCTCAAACATATAGTCCGGTTATTATTGGTGTTGCCAACAGTGCTGCATTAAGTGGTGGATTTGGTGAAATAGCAAATTATGATACTACTGGTTATAAAACACCAAATTATCCTATTGCAATAGGTATTGGAAATAAAGCTTATCGTAATTTTGATACTACTATTGGTTCTTATAATGTTGCTGATGGTGGTAGTAATTTAATATTTGGTGACTGGTGTTCTGCTGCTGGAACTCGTAATACTATATTAAATGGTTATAATTCTAGTATTATGGGTATGGAAAATTTAATTTATGGTTCTAAATCTAAAATCTTTATTCATGAAAAAGATAACAATCCTACTACTAATAGAGTAGCATTTGAAAGAACTTCAAGAAATATTTTATATTGGTCTACATTAAGTGCCTTAATTATGCCAGGTGCATATTCTTGGTCTTCTCCTGATACCTTTGTTACCGATAATATTTTAAAAAATTCTAATATTAAATTTTCGCCATATAGTACTTCTGCAAATTGCTTTACTGAAAATAAAGCTACTTATACAGATATTAATGTTTCCCATAGTGGTCAAACATTCTTTACTTATAATGATATTACTGGTAGTACAATCAATCTTGAAACGAATAATTATACTATGTTTAATTTTAATAAAATTAGACTTGGTTATAAAAATAATGAAAATACATTAAATATAAGTGGAAAATCTCAATATATAACAAATAATAATATTGATTATCGTGGAACTGGTAAAACATTTAATATCAATGCATGGACATTTAGCCATAATGATTTTAAATATGATAGAAGTATTCCAATAGATCCTGCAACTAATATTTTAAATATAAACATACCATCATCTTATTATGGTGTTGTTATTGAAAATAATATTTATCAAAGTATTTTTGATATTAATTTACCTGTTAATGATAAAACTAATTATGATAATAATACGTATGTTTCAACTAATAATTTATTTTATACAAAATATATTTGTGATTCTGATAAATTTAAAGTATATACATTACCTCATTATTACATAGAAGAAAAACATATTACATATCCTGAAGAACATTATGAATATATTGAACATATTGAACATATAAATCCATATAAATATGCATTTGGTAATTCTTTTGTATTTGGTGGTTCTATATTAAATTCTAATAGAGTTATTTCATTTGCAACTGAATGTAATTTAACTGGTACTACTAACGATATGAATTATGAATATACAAATATTTCTAATTCTAATAATATTATTAATTTAGGCGATGATAATGAAATTTCTGCTTCTATTGAAACAATTTCATTCGGTAAAACAAATAATATTGTTGGTGGTCATAAAACTACAATATTTGGTAATGAAAATATTGCATATATTACACCAGTTGAAGTTGATGAATTGGTTACTGATGTTGAAAGTTATAAACAATATTCTGGAATGCTTCCAGGACTCTATGATACTAATATAATTGGTTCTTATAATAGTTTCATGAGTGATGTAGAATTTGATCCAAATGATGATAAACATGCGAATACTATTGCACGTAACTTTATTCTTGGTTATCATAATGACATTAAAGTTCATAACTTTATCACTGATAACGTAATTATTGGTAATAATAACAAAACAGTTTATGAACCTAATGATTATAGTGATCAACTTTATAGAAACAAGATTATTGGTAACAATAACAGCGCATCTAATCAGTTTGCAGATTGCAATATTCTTGGTGACAACAATGAACTTAATAATAATTCCGAAATTGTATTTGAAAATGATACAATAATTGGTATGCACAATAAGATTGAATTCGGTTCTAATTCTACCTTAATCGGTCATCATAATATTGTTAGCGGTTATAATAGCGTATTGATTGGTGAAGGTCTTTCTGCAACTAATTCTCAAGTTGTTGTTGGTAGATTCAATGAAGTATTACCAGGAACTGATGACAGAGATGGTCAAACTACTACATCTGGTGCATTATTCATTGTTGGTAATGGTTCTCATTCAGATGATGATTTTGATAATCCAAATCGTTCTAATGCAATGATTGTTTCTGCTGACGGTACAGTTTCTGCAAAGACTTATAAAGCAGATCCTGGCACTCCGCTCGGTAAGTTATTTGACTTCTTAACTACTGCAACATTAGGAACTGGTAATTTACATTGGGATGCTACAGCAAGTGCATGGTCAATTCAATAATAATTTAAATTAAAATAAAAATTAAATCGTTCTAGCAATAGAACGATTTTTTGTTTAATAAATATATTACATGAAAATAAGTATAGCTATAACAAGTCATAATCAAACAGAACAGATAGCAAAGACTATCTGTGTATTAAATGAACAGGCTGAGAAGCCTGAACATATCTATCTATTGATGGATGGAAATAAAGATTTAGACATTTATAAAAATGTAACAGTTATTGATAATAAAGAAAATAGTGGAAGATGTAATAATAGAAATTCAGTAATTCTTCCATTCTTAAATACAGATTCTGAAGCTTTAATTTTTATAGACGGTGACTCCTGGCCATCTGATAAGAATTTTATAAAGAAATATAGAAAATTATTTAAGAAATATGATTTAATCTATGGAACCAGAAAACATACTCCTGTAGATAACATAAAAATGCCGGCATCTGATTTATTGACAGCAAATATGGATGAATTATGGCAAGGAAAACCTTTAAATTATAACGACTTAAGAATTACATCTGGTGCTATAAAGGCTTGGCATTCAGCAGAATCTATAAGCGAAAAAATTGACTTGATTCTTACAGGTATGATTACTTGGTCTTGTAATTTTGGTATAACAAGATATGGATTAACAAAACATATTCTTTTTATGGAAGAAAATTACGGTATTAAAAATAAATTGTTTGATGATACTGCATTTTCTAAAAATTGGGGATATGAAGACGTCGCTATGGGTCTTGATTCAATCTTTGCAGGATTAAAAATCGAAATTACTGATGATATTGAAATAACTCATCTGGCACATGAAAGAAGTGACGGATTGTTTGACCATATTAAAGGTCGTCATTTAATCATGGAAAGATATAGACATCTTTATGATAAATATAAGCAATTATAAATATTAATATGGATAATATAACCACAAGATCAAATTACTTAAATAAAGAACTAGTAGATAATATTGCACAATATGATTTAGGTTCTTTTTTCCAAGACGGTTATGATTTTGGAAAAGAATCATTTTTACTTGTAAGAAAGATGGATGAGTGTCGACCAGACATTATTTCATATCGTGCTTATGGAACACAAAATTATTGGTGGTTTATCTGCTGGTATAATGGTTATATGGATATTTGGAATGATTTGACTGAAAATCAGATAGTAAGATACCCAGATTTACAAAAAGTAAGAGATTTCTTAAAGTGGCGATTAGATAAGACAAAAGATAATAGAAAAAGTGAATAATAAAAAATACCGGTATTTCTACCGGTATTTTTACACATTATTAATTAAAGAAAAATTATTGCATGTTTACCATTGGAATGGACTTACCATCTGAAACAAATTTCGGAAGCTCACCATTCCACTTTTCAATCCACTTAAGCTGCAAATACTCCTTACCAGACTGGGACTTCAATGTTGCCATCTTAATAGCCATTTCTGTAGAATCAGCTCTTGCCTTTGCGACCTTCTGTTCATTCTGATATTCAATCTGCTTAAGAACATTCTTTTCCTTCAATGCCTTCTGTTCTGCAACCTGCTTTTCTTCAATAGCCGTATTAAATGCTGAAGTAAATTGGAAACCAGTTACAGTAAAACCATCGATAATAATATGTGCATCTGCAGAATCAAGCTTTGCCTTCAATGCCTTTTCCATTCTGACATTAATCTCTTCTCTCTTCTGTAACATTTCCTCTGGTACATATTGTGGTGTAATAGAAGTAAGAGTTTCCTTAATCTTCGGTTGCAAAATAGTCTGGACATAATTTACACCGAACTTTGAATATACCTTACCAACCGCTTCTGGATCTACGTGATAGTTAACGTTCGTCGAAACCTTGACTTGCTGAAGGTCCTTAGAACCCGCTTCAAATGTGCTTGCTTCAAGCTGAGTCTTAACCGGGATCGTCACGGTGCTCTTCATGAAAACGTTATAGAAATGCAAGCCTGGTCCGAAGGTTTCGCTATACTTACCGAACTCCAGAACGACTGCTCTTTCGGTTTCGTCAACTGTCGTGCAACCCGTAAAGAGTGCAAACGCCAACATAATAAAGATTGAATAGATTTTTTTCATAGATGTTTTTTCCTTTTTGTTAATTGTTTGACTTAAATATAACATTTTTTAAAATAAATGTAAACCCCTAAACTATAAATAATAAAAGACTACTATTGGGACATGAAACTTATGGAATTTTTAGATTATAAAAGTGAAGTCGAAAAAATTATAGAAAGAAAAGCTAAACATCTTAACAAAGATATTAAGCTAGATATGGAAAAAATGTTCGAAGCCTATATTAACGATGTAAATCCTGTTGATTTTATTCGTTCATCTATATATCTCAAAGAAAGTGCACAAAATGACGGATTTTCTAAATATTATGATAGAATTGTTAAAAATATTAGAACTTTCGGTTATAATATAATAAAAATGCCTAGAGAGTTAATGGAATCAGTTGTCAATTTCTATAACGAAGGCTATAATACCATGGTCCCAACCAATTATTGTCTTGAACAGCTTAAGAAAAATACGATTAAAATTGACAAAACAAAAGCCGATAATATATTATTGAGAAATAAATTGCTATTATTGGTACATGATATTGAAAACTGTGCTTTAAAAGGTGTCGAAGTTACAAAGACCGAAGCATTTGCAATTTTAAAGATTAAAATCTTCGAAATGCGTAATGAGATAAACACAGATGTCAAAAGCTATATCAAGCAATTAAATAAATATTTTGCTCCATACGTGCGCCAGAACGTCGATAATGGTTCCAGAATAGATATACTAGGGTATTCAGTAAATCAGCGTTCTGTATATGCTACAGTCAAATTAAAGATAGATTTTATTGACGCGGATGGATTCAAAAATAATCAGTTCAGCGCTAAGGAAACAGTAAATATAATTAAAATGTATATTGAAATCTTTAGAACATTTGCTGAACAATATCAAAGCGTAATTTAATATGAATAAACATCTTTTTGGAAGAAGGAGAAGAGAAACTCCTGTAGAAATTAATATTGATAAAACAGAACCAGTAACATCAGAAGTGGTTTTAATAACAAAAATATATAAACCGTTCGATATAGATGACTGGGTTGACCATTATTTAAATTGGTGTGGATTTGATAGGGTTTATATTATAGATAATGAATCATGCTGCGATATTGCAGAAAAATTCAAAGATAATAGTAGAGTATTTGTAGAATATTTACCAGACAATCGTAAAACACCATGGTTACAGCAAAATTATTATTCTCGTATTGCAAATTTTAATAATTACTACACATATCAATTTTATTGTGACGATGACGAATATCTTTGGTTTGATAAAACAAAATATAAGAATATAAATGAATTCTTGACTATTCTAAGAGATAAAGATATTCTTCAATATAGTATTCCGATGGTCAATATTTCTTATGAATCAGGTAAGACTCCGCAAGATAGAACAAAATCTATGATTTCTGATTGCTTATATGTTTCTAAAGATTATTTTGGAACAACAAATTCAACATATAAGACATTTATAAGTAAATATTTAAAAAATAAAATGAGGAGAATTACATTTAATAGTCCTCATGTTGTTTCTGCTTATAAAACTGTTTTTGCAGATAATAGTGAAGTAAAAATTACTTGCGGAAAGGATTTCTATTTAGATTCGCATCCATCTGAATTGGATATTAAATTATTCCATTATTATCATCGTTCATTAAATGAATGGGAAGAAAAATCAAATAGAACTAGAATTGATGTCGATAAACAATTAACATATAAAGATTATCCTACCCAAAATAAAACATCAGTATATCCAGATAATGAATATACTGAGTTTTTGGATCCTTTTAAATTATCTTAGGAAACCGTCCATCCAAAGTTCATATAACTTCGAAATAGGTTCTGTCAGTTCGATTCCTTCTTCGGATCGAACTGTTATTTTATGATCACCTGTTAGACAAGCATATTCCTGTTGGAACATCTGAATACCGAAGTCTCGAATCATTCTCTTTTTCCAAGCTTCGTCTCTTCCAGGAATTTCATACCACTGAATCTTTGCAGGAACATAGGAACTTGCACCAGAAATTGCTTTCATCCAGATGTTATAAAATTCATTCATACCATGTGGAGTTGAAATAAGAATCATCATTGCATCCTTTCTACCAGATTGGGTAGGGAAAACAGACTTAATGAAGTCCTTAGCTTCTTCTTCAGGCAAGAACGCAAATTCGTCGACAAGCATCAAGTCAACAGATTTACCTCTAATAGCAGAAGAACCAGAAGCAGCACAGAATATCTTGGAACCGTTATCAAAACCGATACTTTCTTTTGACCAACCGCCTCTATCAGGATTAATTCCCTGTTGTAACCATAACGGCAACTTTAATACGGCTGAACGAATACGAAGCATAATTTCTTTTGCCTGGTCTTCCTTGTTAGCCAAAACAGCGATTGTCTTATCATTGTTAAATAAAGCATACCAGAGAATATAAAGCGTAGCGATAGTAGTCTTACCGCACTGACGACCCATCATAATGATTCTGTTATTTCTAATAACATTATTCTTGTCATAATATTTTGCGACAAGCATTCTTACGATTCTGTCTTGATATTCTCTAAGCTTGATAGGAATTTCACCTTCGTCACTCAAAATATAGAAATATTTGGAAAAATAAAAAATGTCCTTAGAACATTTTACATATTCATCCATTTGTTCTTTAGTAATCTCAATTTCTTCGAGATGACCTCGAAGTTCAGCAGTTTTCATCCACATAATAATAAACCCGTTTACATTTAAATAGTTATTTCTATATTTATAGTTTATATATATTAATATGGCAAATTACACACAAGAAGGGTATGACCCAAGTTTAAACGGATATTGGAAAGGAACTGCTGATGGAGCTCCTAATTTCGGATATCCATCAAATTATTTCTATGCAGACACTATTCGTAGTCTGTTTATTGGTTTTGAAAATTTCTTTAACGAATTGAAAGTTATTCGTTATAATAAGTTTGGCGAACCGGTTAAAACAATTAATGTTCCTATCAAGTTTGGTCCTAGAAATAAGTCACATGACTTCAGAACTGAACAGGAATCTGGTAAGAAATATTATATAAGCTTACCAAATCTTACATATAGATTGGATAATATGCAATTTGCAACTGAAAGAGCAAAAGGCATTTATGAAACTCGCGCATTCTATAATTCTGATTTGGAAAATGCAGGTTTGATTTGTGACCAGCAAGATAAATTCTGGTCTGACGTTCAACCAGTTCCATATAATATTTCTGTTTCAATGGAAGCAAACTGTGAGAAAATGACAGATGCAGAACAAATCGCAGAACAAATTGCTGTAAGATTCCAACCTGCTGCTTTCTTCGATGTTAAGGAATTCTGGTTCTTCAATAAACGTAGAAGTATTAAATTAAAGTTAGATTCTATGAATTGGGACATTCAAAGTGAATCGATGGGTGAAGAAGACTGGAGACAGATTAAGATTTCCTTTACGTTTACTATGGAAGCATTCCTTTATAAACCGATTAAAGATGCTCAGATTATTGAAAAGATTAATACCTATATTACTTTGAATAAAGGTGATTATCTATATCATGCTGCAACATTCGGTAATAAAGACGGTTCTTTGACTACTCCTTATGAATTCAGTAAGATTTATCAGACTAAGGTTGGTCCAAGTTACGTATTAAACGGAAGTCCTAAGACTACACTTGTTCCTACCGCAATTTCTGGTGTTCCAACTTCTGCTTATGTAACGACTTATGAATATAGAGAAACTGATGAATTGACTACTTATGATGAAGATGCAAAACTTCTTATGCAAGTAACAAATATCTGGATTCCTGAGTCAATAACAGTTACAAGTGCATCAAAGTTGCATCATAGACCTGTTACTGCACATTCTGGAGATTATCTTGGCACAATTAATGGAGAAGCAATATCTGCAAAATATGATGGAGAACTTTCAGGTTATATTGACGAAATTTCTACAGAATATACAAATGAATGGTTAACTGTAAAAACTTATAGTGGATTAGGCGGAATTGGAAACAATGACGATCCGACAATTTCATTTGATAATAAAGTCTTAATTGACCAGTATAATAGACCATATTCTGCATATTATTCTCAATTTAATGAAGAAGGTAGATATACTTCGGATAAAGAAAAATATAAAGAAGAAGACTATGACTATTATTATAAGTTGACAAAACAAGGAATAAAGACAAAAACTGAATTTGAAGGTGGAAAATACTTCTAAAAATATCAAAAATTAATATAAATCACTCCTATTTAGGGGTGATTTTTTATTATAAAAAATCCAAACTATAAATAGTATATATGGATAAGTTAGAGCGTATTAATACAATCAGAGATGAAGCTGAAAAGTTAGAAGTATTACAAAGAATCAGAATGAATATTGTTGGTTCTTGGGGTAGTATAAATACTTTTTGTGGTTATGTTCAACAGGTTATAACTCCAATTACTTTACGTATAGATGATTCGCTTAGTAAAATTAATAAAAATTTAAATACACTTGTTGGTATAATGTCAGATTTTGTATATAAGAAATCTGAAACTGAAGCGGCAAGTCAAGATACGCAGTTAACTGATGCATTATCATCTCCAGCTGAAGCTTCTCCGGCTTTTGTAGGCGAAGGTGGTTCAGCAATGGCTGTTTCAAGTAATGAGCCAGTATTAATAGCTCTCGGTAAAATAAATGAAGCAATCGTTAACGGTTTAGATTCGACTACAAATGCTGTTAAAGAAACATCCAAACAGGAACAGGCTTTACAGCTTAATAATACGCGAGCTTTAATTGCAAACGATCTTAAACGCCAACAGGCTGAAGATAGAAATAGATTATTAAATCCAAATAAAAAGAAAGAACAGGTTACAAATCCAAAAGAAAATAAACCAGTAGTAGAACCGCCGAAATTCCCAATCAATGCTAAAGAATTTATGGCAGGTCTTGGTAATATATTAAAAGCAATATTAAATCCAATTACGTTGATTGCTGGAATTTTCATGCATTTATTACCGTATATTATTCTGGGTATTGCATTCTTTAAAGGTGTTTGGAGTACATTATCAGAAAAAGCAAAAGAACAAGTAATAGAAATACGAGATAAAATAATATTCTATGCTGGACTGGCTTTCTTGCTATTTAAAGGACCGTCAATATTAATTGCTACACTTACTACTGTTTGGCACACGATGAAAGTTGGTGCACTTATGGCAAAGTGGGCATTTGAAGTTGCATTCCATAAATTAAGAATGTTATTTACAACGACTGAACATGCTGAAAAAATGTCAGAAACCATGTTCGAACGTATGTGTGCGATGATAGAACATGTCGCAAATAAGGCATTGATTGCACTTAAGCAAGTTCTTGCTATTGCTGAATATGTCTTAGTCGCAGGCGGTGTTGTAACTGTCGTAGCTGCAATCGTATTACTCATTGCGGGTATTATTGTAATATTTGCATTATTCGGTGATAAGATTATTGATGCATGTAAGAAAATTGTAGAAGTATTTATGATGGTAGGCGGAATGCTTTATGATGCTATTGTAGGTGTCGTCAAGTTATTCTGTGATATTGTTGTTAGCTTAGTTACTGGTATTTTAGGCGGTCTTGTCAAAGCGGTAGTTAACGGATTTAGATATTTGTTCGGCGGAAAGACTGAAGAAGAAATTAAAGCAAAAACTGCACAAGTTACAGAAGTTAAAAACGGTGTTACTAAGGATGTATTTACAAGCTATTTGAAACCAATTTCTGATTCTTTAAATTCCATAAATAACTGTGTTGCAAATATTGCAGAATTAGAAGAAGCAAGAAGATGGAATAAGACAGAAAATTCGTTTACAAGAATTGCATCTTCTGGTATGACAATATTCAATGGTAATTCTAATATTATGAGAACATTGAATGCTGACAATACTGCAATGATGATAAATACAAGCTATGTTGCTGACCAGCAAAAAGAATCTGAAATCAGTGGTTCTTTTGAAAACGATATGAAGACCATTGCAAAGATTTTAAGTGAATGGGATAGAGTATTTAAAAATAATACACGTAGTAAACTTCCTAATGAAATTATAGGATAATATATGGCATTAATAAGTTATTATAATCAACCAGTTCAATCTAATAAAATTGACGTAGAAAACTCGCCATATACCAAGGCACATACATTTTTATTAAAAATTACTACTAGTTCACGTGATGAAGATAATCTTAAAAATCTTTTAGGCGGTAGAACTACTATAACTGGAATTATTGAAGAAATTCCACAGATTGCTTATTCAACAACTTGGGGCGATTCGCCAGTTGCAGTAATTAATGAAAAAGTTAAAAAGTTTACACAAAATAAATGGATAAAAATGTTTGCGCAGCAGCATGACGATTATAGACCTCCGCTTGTAACTGATGGCTGGACGCAACAAATCCCTAAAGCAGCAGAACCATTAAATGTTTCATTTAAATTTAGAGCATATCCAATAGATGGTTATTATAATACAACCATTTTTACAGATATAATAAAATTATTGATTTTTGTAACTACACCTCAACAATATGCTTTGTCTCATGCTATGGAATATATGTCAGTTGCTATGAAGCAATCATATAAAAAAGGTCAAAAAGCTGGTGAAATAGCTGAACAACTTACTAATAATTTGTCAAACGGTAATATAGATTTTAGTAAACTTATGTTTGCAATGAAAGGTAAAGACGAAGACAAGCTAAATCTACAAGAACAAGATGCAATGAAAGCAATCAGCCAACTCCATCAATTTATAAAAGAAATTGGTGATATGAACGGTGATAACGTTGGTGGTTGTCCATTAATTGAACTTAGCATTAATGGATTAATTCAAGCATATCCAGGTATAAGATGGATGTTAAAATCCTGGTCTTTCAAACCAGCATTACAAGTTACATTTGATAATAATCCAATCTATGTAGATTTTAATGTTACTTTACAAACACAGTATGTATTATCTTCTGCAGATTTAGAAAAGATATTATTGTAAATTACCATTTTCATTTGGTTCTTCCAAAACTTTTGTTGCATGGGTTGTATTTAAAATATCAAACCATGTATCTCTGGAATAAACCTGATCCATAGAACATTCTATATCAAAATCATAATAAACTGGACTATTTCCATCCATTTCTTCTGATGGCTTATAGCTCCATTTTGATATATAAACAACTAATGGTCTAGCAGGATTAAAAATAACATTATTAAAAAGATGTAAATGCCATAACTTAGAACCAAGACAATTTTCTCGGTTCATGGATTCATATACACGTCCTGGTCCATATTTTGCTGTTACTACCTGACCAAGTTTATCTGCAGTTTTTTGAACAAAGTTAACAACTTTAGATATTTCTATTTCTTCTGAAGAAGCAGTAGAACCGCTAAACGGATTGTTAAAAATATCTTCCAAATCGCTCATAAATGACTTACTGAAAATTTGGTCAAATGCCTGTCTAGTTATATTATCGGTGCATTTACCTTTAAATTCATCAATAGCATCTTTCAAATCAGAAAATTCAAATTTCAATTTATCTGGATCTGGAATTTTATGTTTATCTTTTCCACCAATAACACCTACGTCTGTCGGCGGTAAAGTGATTGTATTATTTGCAAAACCAGATGCAGTATTATTAATTGATGCAGTAAATACAATAGGTGTTGAATAACCACCCCAACCAAGATAATTGCTTGATTCTTCGCCATAAGACAATTTAATTGTTGCAGTAAACATATGATTATTATCAACTACAACATTACTTCTAGTTGCAAATCGTTCATTTACTAATGTAAAAATTTTAGAAATTTTTGCTAATTTATCGCTATATTCATCTGTATTTTTATCACCGGTATTACCTGCTTTTTTTGTAACATTTTCATCTTTGCTAAATAAATTATTTGCTTCATTGCCGACAAGCTGACCAGTTGCATAAGCATTTCTAATACTTCCTTTAATATTTTCAAATGCTTTTTCTGAATCAAATACGTTTTGCTGTGCAATAGATGCGAATGACATTAACCAATGTTTCCATTCTGACGCAGGTGACTGACCGAGTGTATCACGTGTATAAATTCTAAACTTTAATGGAATAGAAGATGGAGAATAACCAGCATAGACTTGTTTTGTCCAAGTTCCTGCTTTTACTAAATTTTTAAAATCACTACCTTTAGCACCGATGGCATTAAAAATCGATATTAAGTCATTGGCCATAAATTTAGACAACGTATCTTGCCATTCATTACCTGGACCTTCTTCATAATTAATATTAAAACTTATTTCAGGTAATTCTGATAATAAACCACGTAATTGTAAAGTTTTAGCATCGCCGCCAATACTATATGATGTAGACAATATGAAATATGATAATCCGGTTTTATTATCATGCTCATATTTTGAACCTACAAAAAATTTGCTTTCCTCTTCTTCCATTAATTACCTTGATAAACGTCTTGCAAAAATACCGCGAATTAACCCGTTACTTGAAACATACGGAATTCTAAATGTCAACGTATTATTGTCTGGATCCGCTTCTACTTGTGCCTCAGAACGATCAATAGTAACAGGAACCCAATATTCAATGGTGTCAAAGACAACTGACATTACAGAATCTAGCTGTGAAAAATTTTCAAATAAAACTTGATATAATGGTGAACCAAATGAAAGATTAAATAAACGTTCAAATGGTTCTGTCGTAATAACCATCTCAATCATCTGATCCAATGCATTCTTGTTCCATATCTCTGTATTTTCAAGTGATGCATCTAAATCATAATATTCACTGTCTATCTTACCATTATGTAGCCAGGTATAATCTGAATTTTTATTTAAATCTAACATATAATATTTATACCTCAATTAACACTTGACATTAAAATTACCAACACAATGAGGCATGCCAGTAATAGGACAAGTAGGTAAATTATTGACCAACTGTTTATTTAAATTCTTACCAAGATTTACATTTCCAAGCTTTGCGTCAACGTTAATATCTCCTTGCAAAGCTTCAATATCTAAATTGCCATTTGTTTCAATCTTTGTATCACCCATACAGTTAACAACAAATTTACCTTTTTCTGTAAAATTCATACCTGTATTTATTGTCAAAGAACCGTCAGCACCGATTGTAATACTAAGACCAGTTCTATGATGGAAAACAGTTTCACCATCTTTTCTATTCAATGTCAAATAATCGCCTTGGTCAGTTTCCATCAAGACCATCTTATGCGGATAATCTTCAAACTTATTGATTAAGAAATTCCTTGTAAGATTTCTTGCAGTCATTTCACTGAATGCAATAGAATCATAAACTGGTTTCTGAATATCTCCTTGGTCAAAATATCCTCTTACGAAACATCCAACTTCTGGAATAACAAAGTTACCATTCGTGCCGCCGACATAGTTTAAATCTGGAACTGCCCATGGCAAAGCATATTGTGCCAAATCATCATAATAACCGAAAACGACAATCTTTACTCTTCCCAATTTATCAGGATCATCATTGTCAACAACCTTGCCTGTCCATCTGCCAGTATCATCCTGTTTGAACTGTTCATAAGTTCCAGCAGTTTCCTGGTCAAAACCTTTATCTACCGATGTGGTTGCGTCTCTAAAAAGTTCGTCTAATGTTGCTTCCATAATTTAACCTATTTTCTATTCAAATCACTTTGTTTTTTCAATTCGCCAACTCCATTAATACCATCGCTTACACCAGTAATTATTACTGTATAATTAGAATTAACAAAGAAGGTATGTAATAAACTTGCTACGATAAAATCACCAGACTGTATAGAACTCTGAGAAGCAACAGAATCTGTCCTAACAGTAATTCTATCACCTAAAGATATTTTCTGCTGCGGTTCATATTCATAATCTGGCTGATTAACCGCGTCAACAGTCAAGAATGCAAACTGTTGATAGAATGCACGCTTTATGCTTTCATTATGTTGCGGTGCATAATCATAATGTGCATGCGTCTGTTTGAAATGCATCTTTGAGAAAGAATATCTAAAATTATCTGTTTGTCCAGGCGATTTGTTAGAAACATTACCAATTCTGGTTTTAGCATCATGAAATTCTTTTTCTCTCAAACATGTGTCATTCAATGTTACTGCCAATGGATTTGTTGGAATAAATGGTCTAAACTCTAAAGGATTCAATTCCCTAATATTATAAGGATTATAAATTCTAGTTTTTATACCATAAGCACCTTGGTTCTGAACAA